GCCGAGCGCGAAGCTATCGAGCTTCGGCGCTCTATCGAAGACAAGATAATTGAGGAGCTTCGTATTTCCGAAACCCTTGACGGGACAGAGAATTGGACCGCCGAGGGCTACAAGCTGAAGGTCGTCGGTCGTCTCAATCGTAAGATTGACGCCGACAAGCTGCAAGAGCTGGCCGTCGAGGCCGGCGTGTACGAGCATCTCGCGAACTTGTTTCGTTGGAAGCCGGAGATCAACGCCAAGGCGTGGGATGCGGCGGATCCAACGATCACAACACCGCTTCTGGGGGCGATTACGACGACCCCCGGACGACCCTCTTTCACCATCGCAAAGGAGTAATAAGCATGGCCGACCTCGGAAAAACCTTCCTCGCTGACGACCTTCCGTCTGGTGGAAATTACGATTGCGTTCCGGCTGGATGGTACACGGCGACCATTCACAGTGCGGAATTGAAGCAGACGAAGGCTGGCACGGGCCAGTATATTGCCATTCGCTACGACATTACCGGCCCCTCGCACCAAGGCCGAGTCGTGTATGGCAACATCAACACCGAAAACGCCAATCCCAAAGCGGAAGAAATTGGCCGCCAGCAGCTTCGGTCAATCATGGAGTCGATTGGCGTCCCTCGCCTGAGCAACACTGACCAGCTCATCGGCGCAAACCTGAAGATTAAGTTGAAGATCAAGAGCGATCCTCAGTACGGGGACAAGAACGAAGTGAGCGGGTTTGGGGCGGCTGGATCAAAGCCTGCTGTTTCTGCCCCCGCGCCAGCTCCGGCTGCGAAGCCGTCTTCCGCGCCCCCGTGGGCTCGCTGATCTAAAAGCGCCGGGGCTTCGGCCCCGGCAACACAAGGGGAGCGTGGAAACGTGAAGACTCATCTTTATAGGCATTACAATGCAAAGGGAGAGCTTCTTTATGTGGGAATTTCCCTTAGTGCAGTGAATCGCCTTGGTCAGCACAAAGATCATTCTCACTGGTTTGAATCAATAACCCGAGTTGATATTCAGCAATTTGGTAATAGAAAAGATGCGATGGACGCAGAAACTTTGGCAATTCGCAATGAAAAGCCAAAACACAACATAAAAAAACAGCGCAAAATATCTGATGAAATAGAGGTGCGGATTAAATATGAAAAGGTTTACGCTGAACACGAAAAAAGAAATCTTACAAAAAAAATTATAGGCTTTGATGCAGTCTATACTCTTGAAGATGTTGGGGCTCTTCTCAAAACTGGCGTCTCTTCCGTAAAATTGCTCATTCAAGAAAAAAAACTTGGATCAATAATTTTACCTCCAAAGAGGCAAGGTCTTACCGCTTATGGAAAGCCGTTTCCTCCAAGAGAAGTTGTTAGCGGATGGCAGCTTATAGATTACTTTGAAACACTGCACACGGAATCAAGGGGAGTACAAAAACCATGACTGACGACCGAGACATCTGCGAGCGGCTGGAGGACACCAGCTACGACGGCGCGTTCGCCATGCGCCGCGACGCGGCCAAGCTGATACGGACGCTGCGCTACTACGCGGATCGGCTGGAGGACGATCTTCGCGTGGCTGATCTGGAAACGGAGAGCCTGCGCAAGCACATCTCAAAGCAGCAGATCGACATCATCACGCTGGGGCAGGAGGTGGGACGGCTGCGGGAGGCGCTAACGCCTTTTGCCAAGGCTGCTGATGCTTTGGACACAGATGGGTGGGAGGGCAGCATCGAAGGCTCACTTGCGGAGATTACGGCGGATGACTGCCGCAAAGCCCGCGCGGCCCTTGAAGAGGGGAAGAAGTGATGGAAACTGCGACTCGCCTTTGGGAGATGAGCGAAAAGATAGAGAGCCTGTCAGACGAGATCGAACGCCTGCGCAAAGCTCTGGCAACCTACGCATGTCGATGCGGCGATGGCGATTGCTACAAAGACGAGTTTGTCGCGTCATGCGGGCGCTCTGCACGCGAAGCAATTGAGGAGAAGAGTGGATGCCCGACAAATACAATCAAGTAGGCGTCCACTGCCCACACTGTCACGACACGCGAAGCGGCGTGGTGATGACGCGCTCGCATGATGGAAAAACATTCCGCCGGCGCAAATGCAAGACATGTAAAAGTCTGTTCACCACAGTCGAGCAGTATGTCAGCGGAAACATGACAGCCGTTGTAAGGGGAGAACAAGAGAATGGCTCCGATACCGCCGCCTAAGAATGACATCGTGCTGCTGATCGACAAGGCGCATGAGGACAAGCCTGATCGTCCGCGTCCGCATCTTGGCGCATCCATGCTCGGACATGCCTGTGACCGTTGGATCTGGCTGTCATTCCGTTGGGCGGCACGCGAGAAGTTCTCTGGTCGCATGCTGCGCCTGTTCCGGCGCGGGCACGCCGAGGAGGCGACGATCATGAAAGATCTCGCAATGACCGGCATCGACTTCTCCAAGCGGCAGGCGAACGTGAGCTTTGGATCGCACGTCTCCGGAAGCGCCGACGCCATCATTGAGGGTGGTGTGCCCGAGGCTCCGCAGACCCGCCACATCGCTGAGTTCAAAACGCACAACAAAAAGAGCTTCGACGCGCTGGAGAAGGAAGGCGTATTGAAGGCTAAGCCCGAACACTGGGGCCAGATGCAGATTTATATGGCGGGAACATTCATCGAGCGCGCCCTGTATGTGGCGGTTTGCAAAGATGATGATCGCTACTACACCGAGCGCGTGAAATTCGACAAAGAGGCCGCAGAAAAGTTGATCGCTCGCGGCAAGAGACTGGCGCTGTCGGATGAAATTCCGCCGCCGATTTCAACGGATCCGACGTGGTACCAATGCCGCTTCTGCCCGGCGCACTCAATGTGCCACGAGGAACAGCCGACGCAACACGTCAATTGCCGCACCTGCGCGCACTCGACCCCGAATGAGGACTCGACGTGGAAGTGCGAGCGCTTCGACGCTGAAGGCATCCCGTTTGAGTATCAACTGAAAGGCTGCTCCTCGCATGTCCTGCATCCGGACATGGTGCCGTGGGACGCCAAGCTGGGCGATCCTGACGAGTGGTCGGTGACCTACACCATCAACGACAAGCCGGTCGTGAATGGCGAGGGAGGCTTCGCGTCCACTGAAATCGTCGTCAACCCAGAGGGCTGCGCCAGTAGCGTGGTGAGCGAGATCAAGAGGCTGTGGCCAGATGCGAAGGTGGTGAAGTGACTACTTAGATCCTAAAAAGGAGGTTCGGATGATTGAGTTTGATGCTGAAAAATCAATGCAGAATAAAAAAGACGGGATGGAGAGAGTTGCTGCCTCCAACCTGCCTTGGATGGAGGCGGTGCGAAATCGACTGCGTGAAGTTTTAAAAGGAAGGGAAGGCGAACTTCTCACAGGGGAAGACATTCGCGCAACTCTCACTGAGTTGGGGCTTGAGCCCAATCACCCCAACGCATGGGGATCGCTTATAAAAACCTTGATAAAAAAGAAAGTATTGATCCCGACATCTCAATACAGGCCCATGAGAGATCCTCGAAGCCATGCTCGCTCCACTAGGATCTACATTCTAAACGCATGGAAATCGGTGGAGAGCGAACCATGAAACTCCGCGATTATCAGCAGCGCGTCATAGACGAGCTTTACGCTTGGTTCGAGGCCGGCAACGGCGGCAATCCGTGCCTCGTCCTCCCGACCGGCGCAGGCAAGAGCCACATCATCGCCGCGCTCTGCAAGGGCGCGCTCCAGACCTATCCCGAGACGCGCATCTTGATGCTGACGCACGTCAAGGAGCTGATCGAGCAGAACTCCGAAAAGATGCTCCAGCACTGGCCCGGCGCTCCGCTGGGCGTGTTCTCGGCGAGCCTGCGGCGCAAGGATCTGGAGGAGCCGATCACCTTCGCGGGCATCCAGTCCATTCGTGACCGGGCCTCAGAAGTTGGCCACATTGATCTGGTGATCATCGATGAATGCCATCTCGTGTCCCACAAGAACGAGGGCGGCTACCGCAAACTGATCCGGGAGCTGACCGACATCAATCCGCGCCTGCGCGTCGTGGGGCTTACCGCAACGCCGTACCGGCTGGGCCATGGCCTGATCACCGACGAGCCTGCGCTATTCCATGCCCTGCTGGACTCGGTCAGCATCGAGGAGCTGATCTACAAGGGTTTCCTCGCCAAGCTGCGAAGCAAGACCACCGAGAGTAAGCTTGACGTGTCCAAGGTTCATCAGCGCGGCGGCGACTTTATCGAGTCCGAGCTACAGGCCGCCGTGGACAATAAGCTCACCAACGAGGCCGTTGTGCGCGAGGTCATCGAGCGCGCCGGCGACCGCAAGGCGTGGCTGTTCTTCTGCACCGGCGTCAAGCATGCCAACAACATGGCGCAGATACTCCGTGACTGCGGCATT